AGGAACTTGTTATCCTTACTAACTCCTTTTCCACTTGGTGCGCTAAAAGTTGCAGCGTAGATTTGTCTAAATTGTTCAATGAATTGGTTAAAAAAAAACCTGCACTATAAAGTACATCCATTTTAGCATACTTCCTTAAGAAGTCTTTCCGTTCGTTTATCTTATCTAAGTCCTGTTTATAATCTCCTTCTCTCATATAGATAGCTGCAATAGTTAAACCTAATTCAGCATCGTCTTGCTTATCATTTAACTGACCTATTAAATCCATTACATCCATGAAATCACCTGCAGTCTTATTAAGAAACTCAGGCATTGTGAACGTTCTCTCTTTAATCTTAAACTCTTTCTTCGGTTGTTCTTTACTTAACCAGCTGAACTCTAATATAAATATCTCGTTTAGTTTCTCATAAGGAACTAACTTTAACTGTTCATATGTGGCTCCAGTACATAAGTGAGCCATTAAATGAGTAATACTCTCAACAGATTTCTTAGTAGCTTCTAAATATAAGCCCTCATCAAAGTCATCCTTAGCAGATTGTGCTAATTTAATATATTCATAGCCATCTTTCCATTGGTCGTATGTAACTTCATGTCTACCTTCTGGTACGTTCAATGTAAGCTTTCCGATTCCTTGTTCTGTTATCTTATATTTTCTCATATTGCTACCATTCTTTTTTTCCTTTGATAAATGTAATAAATGAAATATCCCCCTGCATCAAATGGATGATCTAAACCTAATGTTTTGTCTGGTTCGCCGTTCTTGTATGGCAATTGTTCTAAACTTTCAACATATCTTGGACAATTGAATTTATTTACCTTGTATGTATTATCTTGAAACTTCTTATTCATTGTGTTTATCCTATCTTTAACCAATGGATTCTTAGTTAATGCCTTTACAATAAACCTATGCCTTTTTAATATGTCAATATCAGTATCTGAAGCAGAAGATTTTCTATTCTGTCCACTTGCATCTGGATAAACTACAATATTATGATTAGGGAAACGCTTATTAATTGCATTTGCTAAACTTTCAGTATCATATTCATCAATTATTTCATCTATTGCTATTGGTTCGCCATCATCTATTACATGAATGATTGCAGACATATGCATTATGTTAAAATCAACTCCAATATGTAGTGTATCATTTTCTTTTAATTGTCTATTTGAATGGTTTACATCCCTATCATAATTAGAACAAACAGTTCCACTTGTAAGATTGACAAATTCACCTTCCAGGTAGGCCTGGAGTTGTTCTGGCGTATATTCATCCAATAGACTTTGAATATAACTATCCGAAATAAAAGGATTGTTTTTAGTTGATGCCTTAACTAATAACTTATCTTCACTTGCACCATTCACAAAGAAGTTATGAAGGAATCTAAAGCCCTCTGGAGTACTAACAAAATCAGTTGCATTGTTATTTCCTTCAGTTCTTACTGAATTTCTGGCTAATATCTTAATCATTACTTCTTGCATCTTAGCTTTAGGCAGTACATCTGCTTCATCTATTAAGCTATAACCAACTTCATACCCAACAATTAAATCTGGATTATCCATGGACCTGCAAATGATCCTGCCATAAGGTGTTAATATATCCTTATCACTCTTATTAATTGTAAACGGTATCTTTTCTGCTAATAGTATTTCAGTAAATTTAGGAAAAGCAATATCTTTTATTAATGGATATGTTGGTAAGTAATAAGCAACATCTACATCTGGTAGCATTAACTTCTTTGCAATAGTTTTAAGTACACCAGCGTGACTTTTACCACTACGGAAGCCACCAACTAAGCCAGTATGTCGCTTAGTACTATTAATGAAGTCTAATTGATGTTGTAATATTCCTATCACTATTTTATAACCTTGAATTGTAATGGTTCAATCTTAGTAGTTACTTCTGTTTTTGTTTCTTGCATTGCTTTACCTTCAGTCCTATCTAAAATTTCTTTAATAGCAGTCATTTTTTCTTTATTATCTGAAGTCTTATCTAATCCAATACTAACTAATTGTAATATCAAAGCATCATCAATAGATAAACCTTTAAGATCTAAATCAATTAAAGAAGCGTCTTTACTCAATAACTTTTTTAGTTTAGTGGACATTCTTTCACCTTTAGGTGCGCCTCCTTTACTCTTTGCATCCTCTGGTCTTTTATCAAAACCATTAGTATTTCTTTTATCTCCAAAATTAGTACTCATATTAGTGTAATTAAAGTGTTTTTATCATTAAATATTTATATTCTTTTCTTAAAGACTTCAGAAGCATTTCAATAATCTGTGCTTCTATTGTTTTCTGTGCAAATCTGCAATTAGTTGGAATGATAATTAATCCTTTACTAACCTTAAATCTAACTAATTTCAGAAACGGCATAACGAATCCTAAACGTCCACTAAAATCACTTGCATTAACTATAATTGCATCATTCATTTCTTATTATCATTTACAATATCCCATATTAATTTACCACCTAAAAATATAATAGGAAACAACGCCAAAGAAATAATTGTAAAAGTAACTCCAGTAAATGAATAACTACCGCTAAAAAAGAATTTAAACAAATTGTAAAATGATAAGCATAAGCCTACGATAAACAATAATATATTCAGCATTGCTAACCTAATAATTATATCTTCTATTTTCATAAGTACAAAGATACATAAAATATATTTAACCGTTTAGAGCAGTTCTATTTTATCAACAGTTCTAAAAATGCCTTTACTAAGATTGTAAGTACTACCATCATAATCTTTTACTTCACTACACAATGGCAAATCTTGAAACAAACCAGACTTATGAACAAATTTATTCATTCCTAAACTTTTGCAGTAAATTGCATCAGTCCATTCATCAGTATTTTCATTAAAAGAGATATATACTTTGATTATTTTATCCTCTGGTATTATCATTATTCGTTTATTAATTTGATTAAATCAATAGTTGCTTTATCTTCAGTTCCTATAAACATAGCTACTTTATTTTTGCCATGTATCACAGAAGCGTGATGTCGGTTTAATTTCTTTCCGATGTCTACCAATGACATAATATTTTTATCGTTCATTAGATACATTATTACGTGCCTACACGCGACTATTTCATTGTTTCTATTACTACTTCTTAAATCTCTTAAAGTAATATTACAATGCAGAAAGCAATTATAAACTAATCTATCAAAATATATATCCATTCTGTGCCTTTGTTCTATTGGAGTTGGTAGTATATAAGCTAATGCCATTTGTTCAGCAATAACAATATCCAATTCATCCCTTTGTTGTAATAATTTTTCTATCATGTTTTCAAATTTAATACTTATTTATTTATTATCCTAACTTATTAAGTCTTTTATTTTAAAAACTTTACACGTTCTATTTTTGCAAAGTCTAATTACTAATTCACCATCACATAAAGTTGGATTTATTATTACTGCATTTCCGTCTATCATTTGAAAGATAGTATTTCCGAGATAGCTATATAAGTTCTCGTATCCTTTAATCTCTTTTAACATTCTATTTCTTTTAAAGCTTTTTTATAAGCATTCGCTGCGTCTATTTCGTTTATAAATCTTCCTAAGTTTTTCTTTTTTCCGTTATTATAAATCATAGATACAAATTTATTTCTTTTCGCATCAAAATGAACGCCTACATATTTAGAGCTTCCACCTTTTTTATCTTTTGATGTGTTTTCTCTTGGACTTATTAATTGTAAATTATTTACATTATTATTCATTTTATCATTATCAATATGGTCTATTACTATAGTATATTTATCAGGTACGTGATTAAGAAAATAAATAGCTACTAATTTATGAACTTTTAAAGTTTCAACTTTACCTTTTTTAGATAAATTTACTTGACCATATCCATGACCAGTTTTAGGATTCTTTAATATAGTTTCTTTGTTAAATTTAAAACTCTTTACTCTTCCGTAATTAGATATTTGATAAATACCTTCATAATTAATAATGTCTTTAAATACTTCTTTCATTTTATTATTTTTAAATTAAAAAGTCCATAACTAAATTAGCGCCTGAGAAAGCTAAAATAATTATGGACTTAAATTTATTTGTTTGGAAGTTCTCAGGCTTCATATGATACAAAGATACTAATAGTTTAATTAACATTCTTTACAAATTACTAACATTAAAATATATGCGTTAATCTTGCAACCTGCCCATGTTCTTTGTGATGTATAAAAGCTTCTACTGCCTGCGGTGCGTGTTGGAATCCTTTTCTATGATGCCAGCTATCTGTACCACTTGGACTTCTTAATGTTTCTATACATACACTAAATATATCTTTTGCAGTCTTATGATGTAAGTGATGCGTATATATATATCTGTGTTTACATTTTGCCCATTCCTTTGGCGCTTCTTCTGCCATCAATCCATGTAATTTATCTACTTTTGCGCCATCGCCATGAGTTGATCCAATTAAATTATCACCATAAACAGTATACTTTCTGTGACTCATGTCATTATCAAAAGTCACTTGTTTACAGTTTTGAAACCAACTGGACACGCTATCTAATAACATGAAGCCATGCGTGTAATCGTGATTACTTGGATTAAAAACAACCTCTACATCTGCTACGGTTAAAAGCTTCTCAATAATTTCAACTAATAACTTTTTAGCCATGTTATAATTATCATACCACATTTGATCTGTGTCTTGACCAGTTCCACTTGTAGTTGTGCTGTGCGCATTATCTACATGAAGTATATCATTACCAGCAATAAATATAATCTTATCAATTTCAAAACCATTACTTTTTTGTAAAATACCTTCTAATCCTTTACGAACTCTTTGAACTGCTAACTGGCTATTGTAAACTTCTCCAGTTTCAAATGAACTGCAAATTTTACCGATATGAACATCTGCTGGATCAAATACTAAACAATGTCCATCTTTTGATTTTGTTCTTTTAAACTTTGGATATTTGAAAGCGTATTTCTTAGCTTCTGAAAGCATTAATTCATGCAATTCTTTTATCTTTTCTTCTGAACCTATACTTTCAGCTTTTTCTTTGTATTGAATCCATTGTTGGCCAGTAGTTTTTGAAGTAGATATTTTTACTATCTCAAAATTCTCTGGAATTTCTATTGGTTCGCTTTGTAGTTTTTCAACTGAAGAAACAATATCACCTTTTTTATCGTACTTGTTTTGCGTATTCACAAAAGAACGCTGTAAAGGTTGTTTGTTCATATCTTTAACAATAGCTATTTGTTCATCAGTAAGCCATCTATGTATTTTGTTTCTACCTTTCGGTATTTCACCATCCCTAACTGGAATCAATCCTAATAATTCAGCTTGTTCTTTAGTTACTCTTAATCGTTTCTTTTTCATATACTTTTTTTAAATTCAAAAGCCAAACGATATGAATGACTTTTGAAATTGTTTATTATTGTATCATCATTGGCATAGCTAACATTAAAACATTATCATTTGGTTTAATAATTCCAGCAGTCATTGAATTACCTATCTGAATTTCTATATTAGTTTCTTCAATATTTTGTAGCATTTCAATTATCTTTCTTGAATTAAATGCAAGTTCTACATCTTCACCATCTTTTTGACAAATTAATGATTCCTTTGCTTCACTATTATAATCTAAATCTCTTGAAGATACTTCTAATTCATTATCTTTAAAATTTAAAGTACTTGAAAATGTTACTTTATTTGAAAACAAAGATACTCTTTTTAAAGATTGCAAAAGACTTACTTTATCAATCTTTATAATGTTTTTATTATCTGGTATAATTGATTGGTATTTTGGAAATACTGAATCCACTAATCGAGAATATAAAGTAATGTCATCATATTGAAAACAAGCATTTGTATCATTTACATTTAGTAATAGTTCACTTTCACTAAGCGAATTTTTTAATAAAGATAATGCTTTTTTTGGAATGATAAAATTATTTTCTAATTGATTACATTTAAAAGAATACTTTGATAACATACTTGAATCAGTACCTACTAAATTCAGATTATCATTTTCAAACTCAAAAAATAAACCAGTCATTGCAGGTCTTAAAGCATCATTTGAAATTGCAAAGAAAGTACTATTGATAGCTTTTTTTAATTCGGAACTATTAATAGTAATTGGATCACTTTTAATTAATGGACTTTTTGGAAAATCTTCTGAATTTTCAGCAGTCATTTTATATTTACCTTTATCACTTGAAATAGTAACTGTATCTTTTTTTACTTCTATTTTAACATTATCGTTTGATAGTGTTTTTAAAGTATCTAAGAATATTCGGTAAGGTATGCAGGTTTTACCGTCTTCAATTCCTTGTACTTGTACATTGGTAGTCATTGTATTTTCTAAATCGGATACGGTTATATTCATTAAGTTTCCTTTTACTTCTATTAGATAGCATTCTAATATTGGTAGTGCGGCATTGTTTGAAATAATACCGCTAAGTAAGTTTAATTTATTCGTTAATTCTTTTGTATTTACTTGAAATTTCATAATTTATAATTTAATTGTTTTTAAAATAATTCTTTAATTGTATCTTTTTCTAATTGTACGCTTTTATGATTCTTTGCATTAATATCAAAGTAACTTTCTTTTAATTCAATAGATATACTTTTTCTATTCATTTTAATTGACTGACATCCCTCAGATCCAATTCCTCCAAATGGGCTAAATATAGTTTCATTCTCATTTGAGTATAAATGTATTATTCTTTCAATAGTATCTAATTGTAATGGACAAATATGCTTCTCATCATTTCCATCTCTGGCACTTCTGAATTGTAATGTTCTTGAATAATTAACATCCATCCAAACTGGAGAAGCGTATTTTTGCCATAAATCTACTGGTAGATAGTTTGGTTCGCTTGAATCGGTATCTTGATGAGTTACTGGAACTTCATTATCTCCTGCGTTTCTAAAAAATAAAACATAATCAGGAATACCTACTCTACTCATTACGCTATCTTTCTTTATTGTTTTATGTAAAAGTCCTAATGCTTTTGTTCTTTGCATTTCAGTTACTGGATTCTTCCATATTGTTGTTTTTGCATGATATATAAATCCTTCTTGAGTAAACCAGTCAATTAACATTCCGCTAAAATCTCTTAATCCAATATATCCTTCTTTACCTTTTTGGATTGGTAAGTCCATACAATGAATAGCGCATATTCTACCACTTTTTAATACTCTTTTTAGTTCAGGTATTAAGTATTTAAAGTGAGTTTCAAATTGCTTATAATTAGATACATTTCCCATGTCCTCAGACTTATCTGAATAAACATATAATTCAGCAAAAGGCGGAGAGAATACAACTAAATCTGCTGAGTCATCTTTTAATTTTTTACTTTCTTCTACACAATCACCATTTAACAAATGATAGTTTTCTGTTTTAATTTCTTTTTTCATAATATTAACTTTGCTTTTACTTGTTTTATAATCTGTTTCAGCTGAATATTTAGCCATTTCTTTTATCATTTCTTTATGTTTCTTTTCTTTATCTAATATTGATTGTCTTACATTTTTTTGACTTTCAGGAACTAATAAATGTACTGTTACTTTATTTTTTTGACCAAATCTGTAGCATCTTCTTACAGCTTGATAAAATGCTTCAAATTTAAAATCATATGAAGTAAATACCATATTGCTACATTGCTGGTAATTCATGCCAAAAGATGCTATGCTTGTTTTTGTTATTAAGTTTTGAAATTCTACATTTGCAAATCCATTTAAATTATTAGCTTTTACTTCTGGCTTATCTTTACCTTGTACATTTATAGAATTTTTTAAAACCTTACTTAGTTTATCTGTTTCAGTATTCCTTAATGACCAAACAATGAATTGTTCTTCTGAACTATTAACTATTTCTATAGTTTTTTCTATTCTTTTATCAAAAGACCTTTTTAGATCTCTATGTAATTCAGTAGCACTAACAGCCGCATCACAAAACAAGCTACCAGTATTATTTTCTACTGGTATAATATGCTCTATATATTCAATTTCAGGCAAATCATATCCATTATCATCAAATCCTAATGTTTTTGGATTATCTACAGAAATAGACCATGTACATACATACTTCCAGAATGTATCTTTTGCGTGTTTTCTTAATCTCCATTTGCTTGTTTCTCCACCATCATGAACAAAGAACATAGCTAACATCTCTAAGTAGCTCATAGCTCCTAAAAACTCACTATGCTGCCCTAATTCCATATGGTCGTTTGGCGATGGAGTTGCTGTACATGCTAATTTATAAGGCGTGTTTTTAAATGTATTAATTATTAAGCTTGACATTTTGCCGTCCTTACCTTTTAATATAGAACTCTCATCAAGAACCACCCCTCCATAAATAGAAGTATCTAAATTTTTAAGCTGTTCAAAATTAGTAATATCAAAAGAATCTAAATTAATACCAAATTGCACAGCTTCTCTTTTTGTTTGAGCAACTACAGCCAATGGAGCTAATATTAATACTTTTTGCCTTGTATGATTAAATACTGCATCCGCCCATGCAAGTTGCTGGATTGTTTTACCTAATCCGCAATCTTCAAATAATGCAAATCTTCCTTTTTTTAATGCAATCTTAACGATATGCTTTTGAAAGTCAAATAGATTAACATTCAAATCTGTTTCTTCAATATCAAAACCACTTGATATAAATGTTTTTTCTTTAGTTTTTAAAAATTCTTTGTACTTCATGTGCTTGTTTTTTAAAGTGTTTAAATTAATTTAATGCAATATTAATACTAATAAAGTTATAAACCTAATTTATGATTAAGTTATTATTCAAATAATCTTGAATTTCTTCATCGGTAAATTCTGTATCAACTGTATCATCATCTGAAAATCTTGTAAAATGTAAAGTATCACCGTTTCCAAAATCAATATAATAATCTAAGTAATCGCAAATATCCATCTTATCAAATTCTTTAGTAATTAAGATCGTATCATTAATGATTAATTCAGTAGTTACATAATAACTATTATCTTGTATTGTGTTTATTATTTCTATTTTCATGATGCAAGGATTATTAATGTTATTCCAAATATAATTGTTAATATAATTTCAAAGTTTTTCATTTGTTTTTGTTTAGTGTTAAATGATTAGATTGTAATATTAAGTCTAATAAAGTTATAAACCTAATTAAATTCAATTAAAACATCTTTTTTTGTAAAAAAACTTTTAAAACCTTTTTCTTTTAACTCTTTTAATCTGAACTTTTGCAATGTAGATAGTACACCAGTAGCTGTTTTAACTTCTATAAATATAGGTTCTTCTCCTTGTTTTAAACAAAGCAAATCTGGTATTCCATTCTTATTAGTTTTTATTAATTTTAAAACATAATATCCATTTGATTCAAATTTATTAATGATCTTCTTTTGATAATCTGCTTCTTTCATAGGTCTTTTAATGTTTTTTTGAATGTTTGCAGGGTAAAATTCTTTTTATTCATTACAGCTTTATGAATTTTGTATTCAATACCAGCTTTTGAAAATAACCAATAAACATCATTTTCTTTTCTATCTAATGTTGTCATTCTATCTCTAAACTGCCAGTAAGTCACAGCTGAAAAATCTATATTATAAGCAACTATCATTTCTGCTTTTGATAAGTTTATACCTTCCCTTCCAGAAACAAATTGTAAAGCAATACTTTTATTGGTTGTATTAAATTCATTTATATCTTCTGTAATATCTAATATTTCTTTGATGGCTTTTAATTCAGCTTTGAATTTATAAAAGATAGCTAATTTTTTACCTTTAAAATTATCACGAATATAATTAACTTTTGAATAATCTATTATTTTACTGTTTCCACTTTCAAACTTTACAGTTCCAGAACTTAGCTGATGAACCTTTTGCATGAGCTTAACAGAAGTATCTGCCAAAATAACTTCATTAGTTCCATCAATTACTAAATCACGTTTCAAACGCTTTATCAAACTATATGTTACTGGCAGCATTTCAACTTCTTTAATATGTTCAGAAATTGTAGAACTGAATCCAGCTTCTTTTTGCGTGTATGTTAATTTATATTTATCAATAACATTACTTAGTTTACTATATTCTATATTTTTATAGCTTTTTGCTTGGCCATAACTTGTATAAACTATTTCAGGAGTTCCTAATACATTAAAAAACTTATAGAAGTTCGCAAACTGTTTAAACGGTGTAAAGGGACTAATCCAAAATTGATGAAATAATTGTGAATTTGATTCTGGTGTTATTGTTCCAGACATTAAAATTAAATCATTATTTACAAAGCTTCTTAATATCTTAGCTTTTTTGTTTGGCTTTGGATAAGTTCCTAAATTATGGCTTTCATCTGCAATAACTAAATCAAAGTTTCCTTTAATATTATGCAGATTTTCGTAATTCGTTACTGTAATATCATATTTGTGGCCAGCAGTAATATAATCTTCTTGAATAGAACTAATTGCTTTTTTCTTTGTTACAAATAAAACATTGCTGTAATACTTTGCAATGTCTAAAGAAATATGAGTTTTGCCAGTTCTAACTTCAAAGCAAAGAATTAATATCTTATGCTTTTTCAGAATTTCTAAACCTTGTTCAGAAGCTTCTTTTTGGTATGATCTTAATTTAAACATTCTTTTCAAGTTGTTTAATATATTTGTAAATCATTGTTAAGCTAACACCTAATTGTTCGCTTGTTTCTTTTTTGTTCAGCTTTGGATTTTGAGAATAAAGAATTTGAAATTTTTCTTTTGTGCTTTTACCTTTATTATTTACAATTACATTCTTTATTTCAGAAGTTTCAATACTATCAATTTTAATCTTCTTAGCCATTGCAATAAAATATTTACTTAATTGTTCCGCTTTCAAAATAGATTCTTTAGAAATTAAATCCCTTTCAGTTACTTTCCTTTCAGTATCTGAAAATACTTGAATTAATAATGCAAATCTTGGAATATATGATTTTTGTTTTGGCAACATACTTTTCATGTATTCATTTTCTTCATCTGAATTTTGTGTTTCTGTTATTTCATTAAAAATTCTTATCCATTCTGTTTTTGCTTCTGGACTAAATTTTAAAACTATTGGTTCAATGCTTCCATCTCTATTTCTTCTTAGTACATTGTTCTTAATTGATTCATAGAATGATACTATTTTATCTGAAAACCAATTAATAGTATCATAACTCATTTCTGCATCATTGTATTTTTCAACTTTTAGATCTGGATATGATAATAGCATTCTATCCATGAAACCATTATCTTTATTTTCTTCAGTATAAAAAGAATTAAAAATTGCTGGTTGAATACCACCTAAAATTGGAATCATTGGACTTGAAACAAAAGAACCTGCCCTTGAAATTCTGTTTAGATTTACACTTTTACCACTCCATGTACTAAGCCAAAATTCTAAATCTGAACCTTGTTTATATTTGTTCATATCCTTAAACCATCCTGCAAGTTCATCTTTAAAAACGCCAACACCATTATCATTTTCTTGATGTAAATCAACTAAAGCTTCTAAAGTAATATCATTTGCAATAAATTGTTTTTTAATTGGCTTCTGAATTTCTGGATAATCTTTTTTATCCTTTGGCGTTAAGTTATCATAATGCTCAAACTTTTCATAGTCTTTAATGTATGAAGAAATTTCTTTATTGTTCTGTTTTTCTAATGGAAATATAATATTTGATATTGATGGCGTTTTTCCAATACCAGCTTTTCCAACAACAGCTAACCAAACAACAGCAGATTCTTGCCATCCTTTTTTGACTTCTATTTTCATTGCATTACCAATACATAAAGAAGTGAGCCATAACAATGAACTGCCCATATAATCAACATTGCTGTTTAATGTTGTACTACATTCTGAAATATAAGTTTGTACTGTTTTTGGGAATATGTCAATTGGAAATTCAAGATCCTTTGTTTCTATTTGAATATTTTCTTTCGGTTCTTGTTCTTTTTTTATCCTTCTTGTACCATAGCCATCAAGATATGCTTGTTTTGATGCTGCAGACCGATTACTATTAAAGTATTTACAAGTATAAGCAGAAAATGCGGTGTATTGTTTTTCACTTTGGTATATTGTACCAGTACTGTGCAAAAACATTAAGTCTTTATCTTTATAAATATATCCACTATGTACGCTTTCAGAATTATGCCTTTTGATAATATACTTATCTGCTAAATTTCTTATAATTGTGAAATCTTCAGAAACAATATCCCAAACTGAATTTTTATTATTGAAATCATCCCATGCAGTAATTTCACCTTCAATTTGTACAAAGTCTTTTTTAGCTGGTGCAATCTTTACAGTTTCAGTATCAATATAATTGTATGTTTCTGCAATTAAGAATAATATATTTCTATCATTATCTGAAATGAATTGAATATTTTGATAATCCAAATCGCCTAAATGTTTATCATAGGCGATTACCATTCCACCAATCCCCCTTGTTTCAATTATTGCTTCAGTATGTCCCTTTAAGGATGCAATTTTTTGGTTTCCTTCAACTCTTTTACTTTTATATAAAATATGATAGCCATTATTTTTAGTTTTCTTAATAACAAACTTATCATTAAAATCCAGAATATTATCTTGAAGAAAAGATAAAAATTCAGCCCACCATTCTAATTGTTCTTTGGCAGTACTTAATACTTTTAAATCTATATCTAAAACTTCCAGATAATTGAAGCCAGTAATTAATCCATATAATGGAGCATTCAGAAGTTCAATTTGTTCTGAAGTTCTTGCAGTAGTTTGGAAGTCTTTCCATGCGCCATCTGGTCGCTTATCCTCCTTGCAAGGAATAACAGAATATCCTAAAGAAGATAAAAGTTGTAAATGTGTTTTTTTCATTGTGCTGAATTTTAAATTAAAAAAGGTGTATTAAAACTTTTGAAGGCACAACTTCTACTAATCTTAAAACACCTTTCAATATTTTCTTTTAATTAGAATTTCTTTTGTGCTAAACATTCTAATTTATTATGGTACAAATATAGTAATAATTTATTTACCATCTGGTTTTTTCTTTGTTAATAACTTTAAACCAATTTTAAACCATTTTAAACCAATTTTAAACCAAACGAAAAAAATAAATTCAATGTTTATAGTACTTGCAGAACTATTTTAAACTTTTAAACCAAAATCTGAAAAAAACTGAAAAAAATATTTTCTTACTTTTTTATTTTCTTGTTTTACATTTTAAACCAAACAAGGTTTAAACGGTTTAAAGTGTTGGTATCATTGTCTAATAGAATTCAACCAATGGTTTAAAAGTTTAAAATAAATCTACTAAATAGAATAGCCGACTAAGAAAACTTAATCGGCTATTTATAATTTCAACTTTTTAACTGTTAATAACTTTTAAAAATATCTTCATAATACACAATAATTTCATCATTATCGCTTTCATCTGTATCAATGTCATATTCTCCAGTTTGTATTTCATTCTTAAATGCAGACATTTTAAAGAATACACTATTGCCTTGTCTATAAATTAGGTTCTTTGTACCTTCATAAGATGGCATTGCAGTTGATACTGTAAAGTATTCATCAAACGTCCTTACAAAGCAGTATTTTGCATCTGTAAGATAGTTATCAGTAAATGAAACATTGTACTGGTTTGTTCCTTTAGTTATTTTTATGGTGTTATTTTTTTTCATATCTAATTGTATAATTTTTATAGAAAAAAAAGCCATATAATTTAGCTGAAATCAAACTATTGAATTGTTTAATTCTTAATGTTTCTACTGTTGTGAGAATATCGTTAATTTCTGTTATTGTGTAATTCATAAAAGGCATATATTAAAATTACTGCAAAGAATACTGTTGGGAATATTTCCATGATCTTGTTTTTTAAAAAAGCCTACATACAAAATACATAGGCTTTAAGTTAATTGATTAAAATGGTAATTCTTCAGCATCTACTTCTTCAGTTGCTGTTTCTTGTACTGGTTCAGCTTCTAAATCAACGCTTTTAATCATCCATGCTTGAAGTTCAGTATAATATTTTCCTTTCCATTCAGAAGTTTTAATATTAAAATCAACATCAACTGTTTTACCTACTTTATTATACTGTAAGAACTTATCTACTTTTTCAGTTCCAAAGATATTGAAAGCAAATATTTGTTCAGTTCCTTCATATCCTTCCATATTAGATATAACAAAAGATACTTTCTTCCATTCTTTACCAGCTGCAGATAAGCCTTCAATTGTTTCGCTTATTACTTTAATTTTTCCAATCATAATTTTAATTTAATTTGTTTAATAATTTGTTTAATTCTTTTGTGTAATTTTTAATCTTTTCTTCATCTTTTAAATCATGACCTTTAGATCTTAATTTATATTTCAAAATGTTGCCTTTTAAAAATCCTATGTATTCAGATTTTGTTAAGCAATACTTTAAAACATCTAAAGCTTCAAAGTCAGTCCAAAGTTGGTAATGTTTTTCTTTATTCATTGTACAAAGTTAATCTAATTTTTTTTGTAATGTTTTCAAGTACTCAATTTTTATTTCAGTTGCGTAATCAATACGTTCTTTTAATTCAGCAATTGTATCTTCACACCTTTCAATTAAAATTGTATGATGGTATTCTACTTCATTATGAACTACGTAATTAAAGAAATGGCAAACTTCAGTTCCAGTAGATAACATTTGCATCTGCATTTGTGCAAAATACTTTGGATTAATTTCACCAGTAATAACTAATTTATTAAAGGTTTCAATAGTAGGACATTTAATTTCTAAAATTTCATTGGTAGTTGTAAGATAACCATCTGGCGAAGCACCAGAATGTTCATTGTAAGGCATAAAAGGTGATTCAGTTACTTCTATGAACTCCAATCTTTTTAATGCTTGAAATTTCGCAAATGCTGTTGGTTCTAAATCAATTCCCCTTTGTACATCTTTGGAAAAATAAACTTCTTCTTCAGATAATCCAAAATACATTTCACCTGCTTTTTTCATTGCGTAATTATTTATTTTATCGGTAGTTCTTTTTAAAGTGATCTTACCTAATAAACCTTCTATCTGTGAAGCTGTAAATTTTCCTTTACGTGATTCAAACCATTCTGTTGTTCTTTGTTTCATTGTTATTTTGGTTTAATATTGTTTTTTATTCTGAATATTTTTAAAATTCCTGTTCTTATTATTATTAAGTTGTTAAAGGCTTTTACATTTTTCTTTTTAAATCTTTTTTTCTTTGATTTATTAAAATTAATTTCTTTTATTTTTAAGATTATATTTCCAATTCTCTGAATTTCTTTTTTATCTTTAAAGTTCATTTATTTAAGTTTATAATGTGATAATTTTTCTGCTCTGCAAACACCTAACTCAACTATATTTAAAGATGCTTCGGTTGTAAGCCCTAAGTTAGTAAAATGCTTTACAATGTTTTTTTGTAAGATTCCAACTAATAAAGCGTTTTTAGCATATTCAATAGCAGGATTTAATTTTGTTAAAAGGTCTTTGTTTGATAATTTCATAATTTATTTTTTATTGTTGTTAACTAATATACCTCAAAGATATACATACTTTTGGAATAAAAAAACTTTTTATCATTTATTTTCATTTTATTTCAAAAAAAAAGGCGGATAACTAATCCGCCTCAAACTTAACACTAAAAACAATTCTATTTATAATTCAAATATTTCAATTCGTTTTCTTTTGAAATAGTATATATACTTTTCACTTTGTCTAAAGTTGCGCCAGCTTTATATGCCTTTTCAAAATTAGCTTCTGTGAATACTGGTTTACTTAATGGCTTTGTAGGAGGTTTTTGCGTGTCTGCGTCTTTAGTGTCATCAATTAAGAATAAACCGTTTAAAGAGTACTTTCTGGCATAACTCGAGCTACTTCCGAAAGATTGTGCTATATCCATTCCTTTACGTTCTGGATTGATTCCTGCTTGTGCTTTAACCGTTACTGATTCCGTTCCGTCTGTAATTGTACAGGTACTTTCTACATATACAAGAGATAAAACTTCTTTTATTTCGTCTGTAATAGTTAGAGTCAATCCTTTAGCGTTTAGTAATGGTTTAACAGCTTCTAAGATATCTTCACAGCTTCTGTAGTTATACTTACCAAAATTATTTCTTTGGTTCTTAGGAGCTTTTAATTCGTTTTGTACTTCGATTAATTTTTTCATATTTTTTGTTTTTATTGTTTACCTAATTGATAAGCTTTTTTCATAGCTAATAAAATATTTTTTCTTTGTGTAGAATCTTGTGTAAATCCACCAGTTGTTTCTTGTAATAACTCAAGCAGATCATTTTTTGCTTCTTTTTCAATTATCATTCCTTCACCTAATAAAAAAATAAGTGCTTCAGCATCATCAAAAATATAGTTTTCATTAAAATATCCTTCAATAGTTTCTTGACATTCACAGATACCAGTTTCCATTCCAATTCTGCGTGCTATATATCCTTTGTCAAACTTTTTTCTACCTATTGGATTCTTTATGCAAATAGTTCGCATATCTCCAGACTTTAATAATACATCTACATCTATTTCAACGGTGTATCTTTCATGTTGATTGTAAGTTGTACAATCTAAAACTTCATTTCCTTTGTAATATAACTTTTTCATTGTGCTTGTTTAAGTGTTATTAAATAATATATTGCAAATATAAAGAGGATATATTTAATAAACGACTATTTGCAAAAAAAAGATTGAAAAAAGATTGTTTTTTTTACTAATTAGCGTAAAAATCAATGATAACAAGGTTATTTTGTTAGAAAATAGTTTGTAATTTAAAACCAAATACAAGATTTTTGTTTAGATCTAATCCAAAATCAAAAGAAGTTAAGTATTTTTCTTTAATTAATAAGCCTATATTTAAGCTTAATGCTGAATTGTTTATTGTATTTGTTTCTATTGAGTGCGCAAAATTGATTCCACCACCTAGAACGCCCTTAAATAATGAAGGCTTATTTGCTTTCTTTAGTTTCTTCTCTAATATAGTAGATAGTTTTGTTTGCGCTGAGTCCCTTAATACTTGCTTTGTGCGTATTTCGTTAATTATTATTAGTTCGTCTCTTAAAATAGCTAATTCAGCCTCTAAGTTGTTTATTTGCTCTGTCTTTTGAATAGATTGCAGATAGCTTTTTTCAATATTAGAAAGGCTAACTTTAACAAGGGTATCGTTTTTATAAATCGTTTGTCCATAACTTAAGTTTATTGTCAATATTAGAACTATTAAAAATATTAGCTGTTTCATTGTAGATAATTTTATTCTTTACTATATATACTTTCTCTTGTTTCAGTTCCTTTACTGAATCTAAAAGCAAATATAACTCTTTTATATCTAAGCCTAATTCTTTAATTATATATAATTGCTCATCTTCTTTTTTCGTAGAGATATAATTGTTGTTCTGTAATAATATAAAAGCTATTGCTATAACTAACAATATATAAACTAAATATTTCTTTAAGAATGTTTTCATTTTATAAATTCTTTAATAATCTTAGCCATGCTACAAACATCAAATTTACTACAATCAGTTAAGTTGCTTCCGAAAAAAGGTTCTATTAATATAGTTGTAGCTTTTGGAGCATATACCATAGCGTAACCTCTATCTCTAACACTTGTTAAAGCTTTAGTTCCTCCATGTCTTAATTTTATTCCTGTTTTAGCATTTACTAAGTTACTAAACTCTTGCGCTAATCTCTGTCCTTCGGGATTATTACCGTAGTATAAGGTAGAGCAACCAGTTGCAGAAGCTGACTTAAAAGAATTGAAATGTAATAACATTACTAAGTCATATTCATTTTGATTAATTCTTGAAGCTGTTGCTTTCATTCTTGGAGTGTAACCTCTAATACTACTATCATGTCTATATATGTCATGATTAGGAAACTCCTTCATTACTTCTGTGTAAAATTCGAACTCTCTTAAACCGTTCAGCTCGTTTATAGCTCCTTTACTTTTTTCGTTATGTCCTATTACAAAAGCTACTTGCATTTTAATAGTTGTTTTTGCTGTTCTGCAATTTTAACTCTTTGTTCTTTGATTATAAGATCCTTTTCGTTTATGAATATTTGCATGTCATCAATTAATTTTCTGAACTCGTTTAGTTGTTCTCGATAATCTTCAATCAATTGCTTTTCCATATCTCGAACCGCAGCTAAATTTTCAAGTTCAGCACTTTTTGCATTACTCTTTTTTATACGTCTACCGCCAAAAAATGTAGCTACCATTCCAACAAGTCCTCCAACGGCTTGCCAATTATCCTTTATGAAATTATCCATTTTAATTTTCTTTATCTTTTAATTCGTTATAAATTACTTCAAATTCTGTTGTTTCTCCTAATATATTATATATACTTTCATCTTCTTGTATGTACCAAAAAATAGGTTCGTTTAAATCTGCAACATCATAATCTACCCAGTAAATAGTAGTACTATTTTCTTCTTTAGGTAATCCGTAAAAGTCAGCGCATTGTTTACGTGCTGCTATTGCTTGTGCTTCTGTGTTATATTTATGTCCTATCATTTTAGTAAATTGTGTATTCTGTGTTTATATTTGCTTCTATTCCTGCTCTGTTTGTTGACTCGTTTGATGGATATATTATTATTTCTTGAACGTTTCCTATATAAAAATTCCTATCTATTTGCCCTCCATCTCTTGACCTTGCTCCTATAGAAAACGTGCTATTACTACTACTTATGCTTCTGTCTGATGTAGCTGTTGTAAAACTTGTATTTATAGCACTTACAGAGTTTAAAAAAACATCTAAATCATCTCCATCTATTAATGAAGTAGACAATCTTTGTGCTACACTAACAGTTGCTGAAAGTTTTATCTCTGCTCCACTTGTATAATTATCTGTAACTCCAAAACCAAAATCGCTGTTTGAATACCCTATGTTTATAGGAACTTTGCTTCCTGCTCCCGAATTATTTCTAATTTCAATTAGCGTCTTATTGTTGAACCAAAAATTAGGAGAACCACTTATTGAAGTTGCTTTTTCAACCGTCAAAACAGTTAATGAATCACTAATAGACTGAAATGTAATAGGGGATGTTGTATTATTCCATACAGATAAATTGTCATTGCTTCCGTCAAATTTAACAGCAGGCTTACCATTTTCTAAAATAACAGTTCCACTACTTACAATTTTAGGCTGATTTGATGCTGTTGTTTGTAAAGCGTTATTGCTACTCCCAGACTGGTCATACCATACAGAAACAAACCCATCGCCTGCGCCAGTGAATGTTGTTAACGTTCCGTCTATTATTTCTGAAGCCGTAAAATCTTGTTCAGTGTTGTCACTTGAACGCCTTACTTTTATAACGCTTGTTGTAGCGTTTGCTATTTTTCTTAAAGAATAAGCTGCTGCTGCACCTGAATAATCTTCTAACAAATATCCAGTTGGTATGTATATAGGATTAATCCAAAAAGCGAATGGCAAACCCATTATGAGAAGTTTTTAATTACTGAACCGTATAAGTTTGTACCATCGTAAATAAATGTAAATATATCTACAGCATTTGCGCCAGTAGATAAAATAGGAGCAGTCCCTTCACTCCATTTAAAAATATTTCCATAATTCAAAGTTCTTGAACCTGTGGCATCTTGTGTTACAATTAAATTGTAAGTATGCCCACTAATTAAATTAGTTGGATTATCTAAAGTTCTATTTCCTGCCAATGTAACTTTGGCATTATCATTTGTAGAATCCCAGCTAATATTTGCGGCATCTGTAAGACTTGTAAAAGGATTAACAGCATAAGAAATTTTAGCCGTATTCAAAGCTATTGCAGTTACATTAGAATCTAATTGTGCGCCATCTGTTGCTATATCTCTGCCATCAACTGTTGAATCTGTTGTGATTGCGCCAGTTACGTCTAATGTATTTGGAATAGTTATTGCACCAGAAACGCCAGTAATCCAATCTCCAATATTTAACTGGTCGTCAGCAGTAGCACTTGCAGCAGCTATAGATGAACCTATAATAATGTTTCTATCACCCGTAGTGATGTTGTCGCCTGAGTTAGCTCCTACAGCTGTGTTGTTTGAGCCTGAAAGATTACCACCTAATGAATAGTAACCTGTAGCTACATTACCTGAACCTGTATTTGTATTACTACATGCCATGCTTCCAATAGCCGTATTACTACCAGCAGTTGATAAGGATAATGAACCATAACCTAAAGCAACATTAAAATAGCCAAATGTACTACTTGTCAATGCTGACCGTCCTACAGCAGTATTGTAACCTCCCATAGTAAGTGTTGTACCAGCTTCATCACCAATTAGAGTGTTGTAGCTACCACCTGGCACTATAGAATCACCAGCGTTAGCACCTGCTACAAAATTACCAGTTCCTGATGTTACCGAACTAATACCTGCCGTAGCAATATTTCCAGTCATTGTACCACCAGATTTTGGAAGTGCATTGTTTGATGTTGTTGTATTTGTAGATACTTGTGCAGCATCTGTATAAGATACTTTTGAAGTATTTGCAGCAACAGAAGTATTTGCAGAAACTCTTGCTTCTGTATAATATAAATTTCCATTTTCAGAAATATCTCCAGTATCTAAAGATACAACGCCAGTCTGACTGTTTACAGAATCAACTGCGCCAGAAGTAATATATATATATGAACTGCCAGACCATCTATAAGTTTTATTTGTATCTAAAGCTACATAAATCTTTCCTGCTTCTCCAGTTACTGGAAACGATGCTAAATTTGCAAACTCTAAAACGTCATCTACATAAGAAGGTAATTGACTTGAAGGAACTAAAGAATCTGAACCTAAAGAAGCATATCCATTTGATGAACCTTTTGCACTTGTTAATTGATAAACGCTTAAATCTTGATCGCCAGTATTTACGCCACTTGTATTTGCAACTATTGTAGCTTGTGTCGGTGTTATTCCTACTTTAGCAGTATTCAATGATACTGCACTTGCATCTGTGTAACTTATCTTTGAAGTATTCGCTAATACATTTGTATTCGCATTTACTAAAGAATCTGAATAATATTTGTTAGTTCCTTCTGCAATGTTATCAGTATCTAATACTACAACGCCAGTAAGTGAATTTACAGAATCAACTGAACCGCCGCCAGCAACTTCACTCCATGAACTATCTATTCGTGCGTATTGTTTGCCATCTGCTGGTGCTTCTGGAAATGTTACTTTTGCAGTATTCAAATCAACAGCAGGTGTTAAATCTACATTCAAAATATTGCTTAGTCCTATATCTGTTTTAGTAGTTGCGTGTGGATTTGTTCCATCATCTAAAGTTAATTCAGAATGTTTAAAAACTCCAACGCCATTTGCTACTGAAATATTAACAGCTTCTGCACTATCTTCAATTATTATGTTTACTTCTTCAGCCATTTTTTAACAGATTGTTGATACGTTTTGTAATATGTTTATACTTCCTTTAATATATGTTTTTACCCTACTTGCATTAAAAATTAATTTAACATCGTAATAATATAAACCAACTTCAAAATCTGCTAAAAAACTATCAATCTTTATTTTACCAGCAGCTGCATCAACTAAAGTTAATCCACTACCAATTGATAAAGATTTTGCCAGTTTACCAGTTTCATTGCTGTATCTGAATTGACAAAGTGCAGTTATTCCAGTAAGGTCTATTGCAACGCTGTTTTCATCAGTTAAGGTAAAAATAATATCTTCAGTATTTGAAGTCTTTATTAAATCATCGTAATTATATGTTCCAAAAGTTGCCATTATAAAATTATTATTCCATTAAAAATACTACTATCATCAGTTGGTTTCACCAAACTGTTATCTTTCATATACATAAGTACTTGGCTTCTGTACCTTTCAGCAAAAGTTAATGCTTCACGTTTACCAACTTCAGCTGTTGATGGTTCTTCATTACTGCCTTGTGCTATTTGAACGCCTTTATTACCAGTTTTGGTATGGTTTCCTTGTGTTATGTAGTATTTCAAATAATATGCAATCATAGGCTTTAATAAAGCTAATAAATCGCAATAATTTTCTGGCAATACTTTCACATTAAGAAATAATGTATCACCTAATAATGGTTTTACTTGTTCTAATTCTACCAATTCAAGAACATTATCCTTAACAGCATTAATATCAAAGTTCTTAGTAAATGCTAAGTTTCTTATTTCGTTTTTACTCGCTATCATGTGTCATTTTTTCAGCTTGTTCTTCTTCTACTCCCATTAACATCAATAAGTTCTTAGTAGCATTTAATCCGATAATGTCTTTGCTTTCTAATACGCCTTTAATAGCATTGTAATCGCCTACTAAATCGACTGGCGTTTGATTGCTAAATGTATATTCACTTTCTAATTCTAAAGCTTCCAAAACTGCATCAGCTACTTTAACTTGAAAGTTATTTATTTGTCTTTCAGCTAATGCCCACTCATTTTTTAATTGTTGATTGTTTCCTAAAGAACCAGCCGTTTGTAATCCTGCTAAACTTCTAAACCATTGATTTGCTTTTACAATATTGTTTTCTGTTGTTTCTTGTAATTTAGAAAATGAGCCTTCTTTTTCCATTGGGAAAACAGTATAAACTGGTGCTTCAACTCCGCTGTTTGATGCGTGAATTAAAGTTTTACCACTTCTGCCATCTGAAGTTCCTTTGATATTCTTTTCTAATTTATTCTTAGCAGCTATTAAATCTTCTGGTGTATTGTATTCACCTAAATCTATACTTAATATAGCACTTAAAGTGATACCATTTTCAAAATGATTTGCAGAATATTGTCCAATTAAGCTTTCAACTTGTGCATCGTAAAACGCACCAACCCATTTAGGTAAACCATAAACGCTATTCATTACATCATAATCTTTTAACATTATAATGCTTCTGAAAGTTTCTACTTCGGATTCTTCATCCATTGTTTCATTAGGAAAAAAACCAATACTGTATGGTTTTACTTTTCTATCTCGCCAGTCTTTACTTATAACTGCAAATTCTGGTAAAACATCAAATTCTTCAATACAAACTCTTTCAGTTGGTATATGATAAACAAATATTTCCGAACCTATTCGTACTCTTTCAATAAATGCATATCCATGAGAATAATAATCTATTGATAAACGTTTTGAAAGCTCGTAAAAATCATAATTAGAATTTAAATCTTCTAATAATTTATCTTTTACAACTTCATTATCAATAATAATTTCGCCACTACTTACATATTCAGCTTTTGAATAAATAATATTTGAAAGTGTAGAACTATTTTTTACTATTTCACTAATTGTGTATGGTAAAAAATTGTCAATCCCACGACTAACAATTTTAAATCCATTTGTTTTTTTAACCAAATTATTACTAATCGGCGTTTGTGCAATTTTGTTTTCTACTGTAAAACTACTTGCCTGCTTTTGTACTTTTTGGTTTCTTTGTAACTGCTTCATGCTTCTCTATAAATTTTGCTAACATACCAAACCCTCCCAAAAGAGAGTGTTTGTGTATATCATTAGCGTTTACCTTTCTTGTGTCTATATTTCCAAATCCTCTGACAAAGATAATACTTTCTTTGTATTGCTTTTTAAATTTCCACATAGGCGTTTATACTGAAGTTGCTGCGATTAATTCAGCCTCTATAGCTGTAACTGTTGTTGCTGGAGTTGATGCGCCAGAAATACCGCTAAGTACTCTTAACATTTCACCTTGTTCAGCCATCAAATTCATAGTAAATAAATTTTCATCTGAAGTAGCTTTACCAGAAGTAGATTCTAAGTTATTGAATTTAGCAAATGCTTCTTCTTCAGCAACTGCATCATATCCAACAAATAATAATCTTTCATCATCATACAATCTTGCAACTGCATACATTTCACAACTTTTTCTAATTTCTTCTAATTGAAATCTTTGCTCCTTGTTTGGATTAGGTACTGCAAAAGCAACTCCTACTTCATTATTTACTTCCATTGATTCTGTAACTTCACATTCTCCTCTTTTGAATGCTATTTTACCAAAACCATTGCCAGCTGAAGTGAACACCATATTAGTAATATCGTGTGCAACTGTTCCTGCTGTAATGCTTGTAATATCTGCGGTTTTTATTATATACAAGGTTTTAACACCTGCTCTTTTATTGCAGTTAATACCACCAACTGCTGTTAAACTTAAACTTGCGCTCATTTTTTTTTATTTTAATTGTTTAAAAATAAGGCTTACCTATTAGATAAGCCTTTTTAAATTTATTTACTATCTGTAAAGAACTATATCTCCACCATTAGTGTAATTCACATCAAAAGCGTAATCACATCTATATCTTACAGTTCTGTCGCCAGTACTTTCAAATTGAGGGATTATTGCCAAATCATTCCATTCAGCATCTAAAGCTGTTCCGAAATGTAAGTTCGAAGCGTTTGCTGCTACGATTGTATTTTTAGCCATGTAAGGTACATATACAATTTTAGAACCTAAGAAATCTAATTCTTTAGAACCAATGTAATAAGATCCTGCGCCATTTGAAGCAGTTGCTTGTGCTAAAGAATAAGCTTTGATTAAATTCTTATCTCCAAAAATAAAGAAATCAGCGTCATCTTCTACTGATTCTGGTAAGCTGTTATAAACTTGAGTTAATACTTCTAAAGCATTAGAAGAGTTAATATAGTTTACGTTTCCACTTGTGAAAGTTCCAGCAAATGCAGTAGTTGCTAATGCAATAGAAAAAGTAGTTGCATTCAATACGATAATTGCATGAGATTCTCCACTTTGTCCACTCCAATCAGTTCCTGAAGAACCTACCATAGAAGATAATGTAACTACATCTCCAGTTTTTAAATCAGAAGTAGAAGCTACAGTACAAACAGCTGCTGCTGCTTTAGTCATTGCAGAAACTGCTACTTTTGCAGAATCAATTTTTACAGTATCAGAACCTGCTTCCAATAAAGGAATTAATCCAGCTACTACGTTTGCAGATGCTGAAACAGTTACTTTCGCTAATGTTCCTGCTGCTACTGAACCTCTCCAGATTGCTGCGTCCATGAATTTACTTCTTAAAGCTGAACGATGTTCGATAATAGCTTCTTCTAAAGTTGCTGGAGCTTCAAAATCGCCTGCACGACCTCTTGGTTGTTGTGATGCATACCATGTAGCATTTAAAGTAGAATAGTCATATTCTACTGCTTCCATGAATTTCTTTGGATCAAGATATTTTTCATCTAAAGTAAAAGAACCTGCGCTGTTAAAAGCTGCTGCAGAATCTTGAACGTTTAAAGTTCCGTCTAATGTCTTGATTACTGCTCTTGAATCAATATCTGAATGAACAGTTATATATCCGTTTTCAATTGTCTTTCCTCTTAAAATAGACTGAGCTATTACTCCTTCTAATTCTTTTCCTGTGTACGTGTTTGTACTGATTGTTGGTGTTGCCATTATTTAATAAAGTTTTGGTAATTGTTTAAATGTTGTTTCCAAACAGGAACTTTTTTGTTATCGTCCTTTTTTGAATTTGTCTTTTCTGTTGATGGTTTTGCTAAATTTTTAATTTCTTCTTTAACTTTTGCATTAATAACTTCTTCCATAGTAGGTTCTACAATTACTTCATTAGTAATTACTTCTTCTGCTTTGTCTTCCATTACTTCTTCTTCTTCTTTAGGCTGTAATTCTTCAATCATAGCTTCTAATTCTGAAATCTTAACTTTTAAAGCTTCGTTTTCTTCTTTTAAATCTTTTAATTCCTGCTCTGCATCATCTTCTGCGGCTTGAATTAAAGCTTCGTTTCTGAATAAGTTCTTGAACTCTTCAAACAAAGACTTTTTTTCATTTTCTTCCATTCTTTTTGGTTTAGGTAAATTATTAATTAAATTATTCGGTACTATTATATGTCTATTTGTGAATTGTTGTTTCGTGTAATTAGTAACTTTTTTTGCAGTCCACTCATTACCTACAAAACCAAACTCTTTTGCTTCTGTAAATGTTAACCATTCGCCATGTCCTCCATTTCGTTCCATTAAATCATTAAGAACATTTTGTTCTATTCCTAAATTTAAAAAAACTTGTTCTATTGATGATTGGAATTTATCCAATTGTTTTAAAGCATCTTGAAAATCGTTTGCGTTTCCACTTGCATCAGTCATTGCTTTGTGAATTAAATATAATCCAGTGTTATCCATGTAGATATTTTCTACACTTGCTGCGCTTGCAATGATTGTAGATGCTGAAGCGTTTATACCTCTAAGAAATACATTTATTTTTGCATCACTTTGTTTAAGTAGGTTATAAATTGCTAAGGCGTGCATTACATCGCCCCCTAAAGATTCCAAAGTTAAATTTATAGTTTTAACCTTTAAACTTTGAAGTGCATTTAATTCTAAAGCTATATTTTCAGAAGTATTTTTTTTGTAATCTGCTTCATTATCTGCCCAAACATTGTAACCGATATCTCCTACAATAGAAATATCTGCAACATCTTTGCTCTTTTTTACATTCATTACATTAGTTACCTTCATATAGATGCAAATATAATACACCTAATTGCTACCATTTAGCAAAAAGATTAATTACAACAGATACTTCTTATTTTACTTTGACTCATAGAGTAACGCCTACCCAATAAACTATACAAGCTCATTAAACTTTTAGCGCAATTATACTCATTAAAGAAGTCAGCCCTTATTAGAGCTGTTATATTCTCTTTTGTAAATGCTCCTTGTTTTGCTAAATCTAATGCTTTAGTAAGTTGTACTTGATTCGACATTGGCTACTTGTTTTTGTTTACTTGTGAAATTACTCTCTACGTTTATTACTTCTATCTGTTGGTTTTCAGCTATATTGTCAAAACCTGCTTGTGTACCCCTTGAGACACTCGAAGATACGTTATTTATACTTGAAGGACTTTGAACTAATCCACCAACTGCGAAATGTTGTTTTGGTAGTTGCATATTATTCAAAGCTTTCATATAATCAACTCCGTAGTAGTCTGTTGCTTTCTTAGTTTGAACAAACTCTCCATTACTTAATTTAGCATCTATTGAATCACTTGTGCCTGTTCCTGCTCCTTGTACATGACCACCTTCAGCAAACTTCTGAGACTTTATCTTAGCAATATTTAAACCATAAGCAACTCCTAACGCTGCTACATTTAAAGCTCCTGCTATAGGTCCTGCTATAGGTCCTAATTGCATTGCTGTAGATAACGCTGTTATAACACCCTGAGCAAAAGTAATAGTTGCAGTTGCTATAGATACGGCTTGTTGCTTCTTACCTTGCT